AGCAGTGGTAGGATTCATGGTTATGGAAAAGTTTAAGGAAGTGAATAGACTAGGTATGCTAATTAATCGTACTAGAGAAGAAGTAGCTAGAGACCACATCACCCGTGTTGAGGTTCATAGGGACTTAGAAAAGATTATGGACCGTTTTGATGCAGGGTTTAAAAAGCTTGAAGACAAGATTGATGCCATGAATATTAGGCGAGAAGCTCATGCCTAGTAAAAGCAAAAAGCAGCACAATTTTATGGAGGCAATAGCTCATAACCCAGCCTTTGCTAAGAAGGTAGGAGTATCCCAGAAGGTGGGGCAAGAGTATAGTAAAGCCGATAAAGGTAAAACATTTAGAAAAGGTGGCATCATGGATAAGAAAGATATGCATTCTGAGAAATCAGAAATGAAAATGGATAAAGAACAAGATAAAGCTATGATTAAAAAAGCCTTTAAACAACATGACCTGCAAGAGCATAAGGGTGGTAAAGGCACTTCTCTTAAGCTGAAAAAGGGCGGTATGTCTGCTGGATGTGGTTATGATGCTGGCGGTAAGGTCAATAAAATGGCATCTGGTGGTAGAACAGCTCTTAAGGTTCATAGATTTGCTAATGGTGGGTATATGGGTGGGGCTACATTCCCTAACCAGCAATTCCCTATGCAACAACAAGCACCACAGAATACTATGTTGAATGCTCCTGCAACCCCCGGTATGCCTTATGCAGCCAATAACCAGACTGCCTTTAAAAAGGGTGGTAAGGTTAAGATGGCTATGGGTGGTGCTCCTATGATGCCTCCTCAAGCCCCTGTAGACCCTCGTATAGCTATGATGGCTAAGAAGAAAGCTCCTCGTGGTGTGGCTCCAAAACCTACTGGCATGATGCCTCCTAGACCTCCTATGGCTGCTCCTCAAGTCGCGCCCACTGCCCCTATGAAGAAGGGTGGTATGGCTAAAGGACAAAGCCCTATCCAAACGAAGGCTAAAGGTAGTGCCAAGGTAGTCAAGATGGCTAAAGGAGGCTCAACATCAAGCCGTGATGGATGTGCTATCAGAGGAAAGACCAGAGCATGAGGTCCTCTCGTGGAATGGGAGCCATAAGCTCCTCTAAGATGCCTAAGAAGAGAACCATCACTCGTACTGACAATCCTGATGAAGTGTCTATGTACAAGAAGGGCGGGAGTGTTAAGAAGATGGGTGTAGGTGGTATTCCCGGCTCTATTATTGGTGAAGATGTAGATGGTGGTAGCGCAGGTAGAGGTAACAATGGGTTACCTACCATTACACAAGAAGCAATTTCAGAGATGGCACAAGAAGCAGCCAGCAGAAAGAAGGCACCTCCTAAGAAAAAGAAGTTTAATACAATTCCAGACCTTATGGAGAATGATGGCTCGGCTCGTCTTAAAAAAGGTGGGAAAGTCAATGCTGCTGGTAATTACACTAAGCCAAGTCTACGAAAAAGCATTGTATCTAAAGTAATGTCTGCTGCTACACAAGGTACAGGTGCTGGTCAATGGTCAGCTCGTAAAGCACAACTTGTAGCTAAGAAGTATAAAGCCGCAGGTGGAGGGTATAAGGATTGAAAGCACCACAGCAATCCCTAAAGGATTGGGGAGACCAGAAGTGGCGTACCAAGTCTGGCAAACCTTCTTCTAAGACAGGAGAACGTTACTTGCCATCGGCTGCTATAAAGGCATTGTCACCAGCTGAGTATGCTGCAACAACACGAGCTAAAAGAGCTGGTAAAGCAGCGGGTAAGCAGTTTGTAGCACAACCTAAAAGTATTTCAAAGAAAACAGCAGGATTTAGATAATGGCTATAACCACTAGCGGAACAACATCATTTAATCTTCCTTTTAATGAGATAGCGGAAGAGGCATATGAACGTTGTGGCATTGAGATGCGGTCTGGTTACCAGCTCCGTACAGCTAGGCGCAGTCTAAATTTACTCACTATTGAATGGGCTAACAGGGGCATAAACCTATGGACTATTGAAGAGGGTGAAATTCAACTGGTTACTGGACAGGTTAAATATCCTCTACCAGCTGACACTATTGACCTATTAGACCATGTTATTCGTCAGAATCAGGGTACCGCTAACCAAATTGATATAAGCATTACACGCATATCTGCTTCTACATACTTGCAAATACCTAATAAGTTGGCACAGGGTAGACCAATACAGATATGGATGGACCGTCAGACGGGTTTAAACAACCCTACAACAGCCGTTCTCGATGGAGGTATAACATCCACAGCAACAACTATAGATGTCTCGTCTACGGTACCTCTAGCGGCTTCAGGATTCATCCAGATAGGCAGTGAGACTATCAGTTATACAAACATTGTAGGTAATCAATTACAGCTGTGTAATAGAGGTCAGAATAACACCACTGCTGCTGCTCATCTAACTGGAGTTGCTATAACTAATCAATACCTACCAAGTGTTAACTTATGGTTAGCCCCTGATGCAGGTGGAAGCCCATATACCTTAGTGTATTGGCGCATGAGAAGGGTAATGGATGCAGGAGGAGGAACAAATGTTGCAGATATTCCTTTCCGTTTCTTACCCTGTCTAGTGGCTGGACTATCTTATCATTTGGCTGTAAAGAACCCTGAATCGCAGGATAGGGTTCAGATGCTTAAACAGGCTTATGAAGAACAATGGTTGGTTGCTTCACAGGAAGACAGAGAAAAAGCATCTTTAAGACTGGCTCCAAGACAGACATTCTTTTAATTTATGTCTAATACTTACGCCAGTGGCAAGTTTTCAATAGCTGAATGCGATAGGTGCGGACAGCGGTATAAGCTAAAAGAGCTGAAAAATGAGATAATCAAGACTAGACTATTTAGCATTAAAGTATGTCCTGAGTGCTGGGACCCAGACCAACCCCAGTTATCTTTGGGTATGTATCCAGTTAGTGACCCTCAAGCAATTAAAGAGCCTAGACCAGATACTAGCTATATAACATCAGGCACTAACGGTCTACAGATTACTGGCACTAACAGCACAGCTATTGATGCTCTTGGTTACCAAGAAGATGGAAGTAGGATATTCCAGTGGGGATGGAACCCCATAGGTGGTTCAAGAGCAGGAGATGCAGGTTTAACACCTAATTATTTAGTGTTGAATCTTGTGTTAGAAAATGTAACAATATCAACAACATAAGGAGTAGAAAATGTCGTTCACTAAAGATGCAGATGGTATCGCAAATAAAGGTAAAACCAAGGGTAAGCTTATTGGTAATGGTCCTTCAGTTATGGGATTTAATGGTGGCAAAAAGAGTGCTGGTGTTACATCTATGAACATGAAACAAGTAGGTCGTAACATGGCTCGTGCTATGAACCAGAAATCTTCAGGTAGAGGTAGATAATGGCTAAGAATAATAAACCAGCAGAAGACTATGCAGTTCCACATACTATGAGTGGTAAGAACTTGAAAAGTAAAGACTTTGTTAAAAGCCCAGTAAAAGACCCTAATACCTTGTCTGCTGAACAGGTTTCTACGCGCACAGGCGCGAAGCGCGTAAGTTTAGGAAACCCTGATGCTGAAGATGTTAAGACAACTGGAGTTAAACAACGCGGTCATGGAGCAGCTACTAAGGGCTTTACTTCACGCGGACCTATGGGTTAAAGCATGACATACAATGAGTTAGTTACAGCGGTACAGTCCTATACGGAGAATACATTCCCGACTGTAGATATGGACCGCATGATAGAGCAAGCTGAACAGAAAATTTATAATGCTGTCCAGCTGCCTTCGTTACGCAAGAATGTAACGGGTACCTGCACAACTAACAATAAATATCTTTCATGCCCTAATGATTATCTATCGTCTTTCTCGTTGGCTGTTATAGATGCAACTGGAGTGTATTCTTACTTATTAAACAAAGATGTAAACTTCATTCGTGAGGCATATCCATCTCCAACAGATACAGGACTACCTCTGTATTATGGGCTATTTGGACCTCAGTATAGCTACCCAGATGAACTTTCTTTCATCTTAGGTCCAACCCCTGATGCAGGGTATAATATGGAGTTGCATTATTTCTTTTATCCTGAGTCTATAACTGTTGCAGCAGATGGTCAGACTTGGTTAGGTGATAACTTTGATACTGCTCTGTTGAATGGTACACTAATGGAAGCAATCACTTACATGAAGGGTGAGCCTGATATGCTTGCTCTGTATCAAGCTCGTTACCAAGAAGCTATGATGTTGCTTAAACAGCTGGGTGATGCTAAAGAGAAGGGTGATTCTTATCGTGATGGTTTACCTAAATATCCAGTAGTATGATAGCCCAGACTATAACTACATCGTTTAAACAGGATATTCTGCAAGCATTGCAGGACATTACCACAGATGTATTGAAGATGGCTCTGTATACAGGTGCTGCTTCTTTAGACGCAGATACGACCATTTACACAACTTTAAACGAAGTTACAGGAACTGGGTATACAGCTGGAGGTAATATATGTAGTAACGTTACCTTGAATACATCAGGTACAACAGTTTATGTAAGCTTTGATAATGTACAATGGACAACGGTTTCTTTTACCTGTAGAGGAGCACTTATTTACAATACAAGTCAAGGTAATAAGTCTATTGCAGTTTTAAACTTTGGTTCAGATAAACTAGCAGGACCAAACTTTACAGTAACACTACCAGCAAACTCTGCTGACAGTGCTTTAATTAGAATTTAAATTAGGAGTTGTAATGATAAGAGATAATGTAAATATGGCTGATACATGTGATGCATCTGTAATTAGAGGCGCGGGACAGACAGAATCAATAGGACTATCTGGATACTACGAAGTGAAATGTCATGGATATGACGGTCTACTTAAGTGGGAAGATGTTATCTATAATGTAGTTACCACTGTAGGTAAGAATGGTGTCTTAGATACATACCTAGGTAATGTGTCTGCTGGAGCCGTTGTAATGGGTCTTAAAGGCACTGGAACTGCTGTTGCAGCTGATACACAGGCAAGTCATGGAACATGGCTAGAAGTGGGGTTAGCAAACGCTCCTGTTTATACAGGTAACAGGCAAACACCGTCATTTAGTGCAGCATCTGCTGGAGTTAAGACCACCAGTGCTGCGGTGACCTTTGCTATGACAAGTTCCGGAACAGTAGCTGGATGCTTTATCAACGTAGGTGGTTCTGCTACCAAAGATAACACAACAGGTACATTGTTTAGTGCTGGTGACTTCACTGCTGGCAATAAGACTGTAACGTCTGGTGACACGCTGTCTGTTACTTATTCCGCTACCGCAGCTTAATAGGAGCCTAAAATGGCTCTAGCATTACAAGACAGAGTACAGGAGACAACCACTACAACTGGTACGGGTACCGTTACCCTTGCGGGTGCAGTAACTGGGTATCAGGATTTTACTGCTGTAGGTAATGGCAACACCACTTACTATTGTATAGCTGGTTCGGGAACTACTGAATGGGAAGTAGGTATTGGTACCTACACCCTATCAGGTACAACACTTTCTCGTACTACCGTCTTAGCATCTAGTAATGGAGGTTCTTTAGTAACATTTAGTGTTGGAACTAAGTCTGTATTTGTAACCTATCCTGCTGAAAAGTCAGTAAATCTTGATGCTGCTGGTAATGCCACAGCATTGGGTACTCCTGCTTCTTTCGTAGGCACTAATATAACAGGTACTGCTTCTGGTCTTACAGCTGGTGCTGTAACTGATGGTGTATACACAACTGGTTCATATTCAAACCCAGCATGGATAACAGCACTAGCAAATTCCAAGATAACTGGACTAGGTTCTGCTGCGTTGTTAACTGCTGGTGCTGCTCTTGGTGTAGCTACTTTAGATGGTGGTGGAACAGTACCGACAGCTCAATTACCTGCTGCTGTACTAGGCGCATTAAAGTATCAAGGAACATGGAACGCTACCACTAACGTACCGACACTTACTTCTAGCGTTGGAACACAAGGATATTATTATGTAGTCGCAACCGCAGGAACTACTAATCTTGACGGTATAGCGTCTTGGGCAATAGGTGACTGGGCTATATTTGGTACTACTACATGGCAGAAGATTGATAACACAGATGCAGTAACTAGCGTTAATGGGTACACAGGAACAGTAAGTCTGGCATACGCTGATATAGCTGGTGCAATTCCGACTTGGAATCAAAATACAACTGGTAATGCTGCAACAGTAACAACTAACGCCAACCTAACAGGTGGAGTAACAAGTGTTGGTAATGCTGCAACGGTTATAACCAATGCTAACTTAACAGGTGAAGCAACCTCTACAGGTAACGCAGTTACTCTAACCAATTCAGCCGTGATAGGCAAGGTAATTACTGGTTATGTTTCAGGCGCGGGAACGGTAGCAGCTACAGATACGCTTTTACAAGCCATTCAGAAACTTAACGGTAATACCGCAGGTATAGTCAGCGAACCTGCATATTTCTTAGCAACAATGATGGGATAAACCATGACAACCTATACAAATACCTCTTATGTAGCAAAGAATGTGGGGACAAGCGCATCTACACTTGTGACAGTAGCAGGAGCTACAACAGCAGCCATAACTAGCTTAGTGGTGGCAAATACTACGACTTCCCCTATAACAACAGATGTATACTTCACTCGGTCAGCGGTTGATTATTATTTAGTAAAGACCGCGACTGTACCAGTAGGAGGGTCGCTAGAAGTCATGCAAGGCAATAGGGTGGTGCTTATAGCAGCAGATGCGTTGAAGGTGTTGAGTAGCGCGGCTACCTCAGCAGACGTAGTCGTTTCAGTCTTGAACGCGGTGTAACATGGCTTTCCTAGGTAATACACCATCACAACAAGCCTTTACCCCAGCCGTTGATTATTTCAATGGAACTGGCTCTGCGACTGCTTTCACCTTATCAAGACCAGTAGCTTCTGTAGCACAGGTTCAGGTAACTATTGAGAACGTACCACAGAACCCATCAAGTGCTTTCACAGTAAGCGGTAGCACTATCACATTCACAAGCGCACCGCCAAGTGGGACTAGTAACGTATATGTTACTTACACAAGCCCTATAACACAGGTAATAGCTCCGGGTCAGGGTACAGTTAATACAACGCAGTTAGGTTCAATAACAACTATACCAAATGGGTCAGCAACATTAACGCTACCAACCACTACCGACACATTAGTCGGGAAGGCTACGACTGATACGCTGACGAATAAGACTTTGACAGGCGCAGTATTTACAGCTATGCCAGCGACAACTACTGCACAGAGTATGGTTAGACTGAACACAGCTAATGGTTATGGAAGTACAAACACCAAGATTGCGAGATTTACTACTGTTACATCAACTCAGGGAAGCGATATTACTTACGCTGACTCGGCAACACTTGGCGCATCATTGACAATCAACACAAATGGTGTTTATGCAATGTCCTACACATCTTCATTCACCTCGGCAGCATCTATGGGGATTTCATTAAATACAACCGTACCAACAACACAAATTGAATCAATCCCTGTGGCAGAATTACTAACATACATGACCAGTTCAGTAGCAAATTATGGAGGATGCGCTTCAGTAGTGGCATATCTTGCATCAGGGTCAATAATTCGCCCTCAGACAGATGGTGCTTCAAATGCAGGAACAAGGGTTGCCGTATTCACAATTACAAGGGTAGCATAACATGGCAAGCACGATAAGCGCAGGAACAACAACAGGAACGGCTATAGCTATAGCTGGGGATACGTCAGGGGCGTTGGTGTTACAAACTAACGGAACGACTACTGCTGTCACTATATCTACAGCACAAGATGCTACATTTGCTGGCAAGGTTACATCTGCTGGT